CCGATCGTTCCCGCACGCGCGCCGCCTCGCTCGAACTGGCCGCCGGGATCGACGCGGTCCTGCAGGCCGAACGCCTGTTGCGGATCGCACGCTCCCGGCTGCAGGAGGTGGTGCGCCGTCATGACACCCTCCGCTGAATCCGCAGGGCCGACTCGCCAGCCAGCCAACGATCAAGTTCGTCTTTCCGAAACAGGAACGTCTTGCCGCCGCGCCGGCGACAGGGGATGTGGAGTTCGGCGACAGCTTTGTAGAGCGCACGCACCGAGGCGTAGCGCAGGTACGCCGCCGCTTCTGGTGCCGTCAGGTACGGCGAGTCCGTCACGACGCCACCGCCTCACGGGCGGGCCAGAGGTCTTCGATCGAACACCCGAAGTAGTCCGCGAACTTGCGCGCGTTCTCGACGGTGATCGTGGGATAGCAGTTGCGGGCGACATTGCTGATGTAGGGCTGAACCAGGCCCGTCGCATCCGCAATCTGCTGTTGAGTGACGCCGGTCATCTCGATCGCCAGAGCGACACGATTGCCGTTCGGCGGCGGCGGCGTCTGTCGGAGTTCCCGAACTTGCCGAGCGGTAAGAGGCGCTGCCATAAGTAAAGTGACCAAACTATAAGCGTTATCGCTTAACGTGTCAACACCCCATCGCCGAAAATTGTAGTGACATCACTAATGCCCCTACCATCAGACACTTACGGGCTTGCCGCCTATAGCGAATGCGCTTACGCTGGGCCGGTGAGCATCGGGCGGAACATTGCGCGCTTGCGCGAACAGGCGACACCGCCGCTCTCGCAGAGCGACCTCGCACGCAGATTGAACATTCCGGCCACCACAGTGAACGCGTGGGAGCGCGGGCGGTATCGACTACCCAATACCAAGACGCTCTTGAAGCTGGCGAAGGCTTTGCAATGTTCGATCGATGACCTGCTGGCAGGGTACGATGCGGACTATGACCTAATCCGTCACCCCTCCGAGATACACCCGTCCTTATCTCAGTTCGGAGGTGTCGATGACTCTGCTGCGGTTCGGCGAGAACCTGGGTCCGTCGCGCTCGTCGCCCCGTCCGTCCCACTCACGGATGTTGTCAATGGAGCTGCCCGACTCCTCGAGCTCGGACACCAAGTCCAAGAAATCGCCGTTGCGATCCTTGGGCGACAAACTCCAACTACTAGCCCTGACACGGCCCGCGTTCGTGCAGTACATCGATCAAATCGTCGATCAGTTGCTCGCCAACGCCGCCGCAAGCGACCTGCCTGATGGGGGTGTACCGACGAAAGGACAGTCCCTTCTGGTGGATGTGGATCGAGGGGACGAGCAGACGGGTTAGCACCGGCATCCCGATCGGCCCCGGCGCGCAGCAACGCGATTCCAAAGCCCAGGCCCACGAGGTGTACGCGGCGGTCATGGGGGATCGCGCCCGTGGCCGCTTTCATCTCCCGATCGACAAACCGATCCGGACGTTCCGCGAGCACGCCATGTGGTACTTGGCGCACATCGCCGCGCATCACCGCGGCGGCCGGCGTGAACGGTCGATGATCCAGAGCTTCATCCGATACTTTGGAGACACGAAGCTCACATCATTGGATCGGGAACAGATCGAAGGCTGGAAAACCACGCAGGCCGAGACGAAGAAAGCCGCCACGGTCAACCGCGAGCTCGACGTCCTCAAGCCGCTTATACGCAGCGCGATTCCGAAATACCTCGACGTCAATCCCGCCGATGCCGTGAAGCGGTTGCGGGTATCGCGGACCCCGATCACAATCCTCACCCGCGACGCGGAACGCCGGTTACTCGCGCACGCCACGACCGAAGAACGTGCATTGATCATCTTGGCGCTGGATACGTTGATGCGCCAAGGCGATGTGCGGCGCCTCGAGCGTCGGCACGATCACAAGCGCTATCTAGAGGTGGTTGATCCGAAGGGCGGTGAACCGTATCAGGTGCCCGTCTCGAAGCGGCTGAGGAAGGCACTGGATGCGCTCCCAAATACGGGACCGTATTACTTCGCGCGCAAGTACGGAGGCGACTGGCACCCGATGGGCTCCGTCACCATTCAGGGCCTCTTTGGGGATTTGTGCCGGCGGGCGGGGGTACCACTTGGCCGGGCCAATGGTGGCGTGACTTTTCACAGTTTGAGGCATACGGGCGCTACGCGCGCCGCCTCAAGCGGGGTCAAGCTGACCGTGGTGCAGCGGCTCGGCGGGTGGAAAAGCCTGAAGCAGCTCGCCCGGTACGATCATCCCGACGATCCAGAGCTCGTGCGAGCTGTGGAAGCGATCGGCTCACGTGACACACACGCGCGATCGCGGAGGCCCAAAAATGCGCCCAAAAAGCGCGCATCCTGACGATGGAGTTGGCGGGGTCGATGCCACACGCATTCATGCGTAGCACCCCTCTCAGGGCCGTAATTCCGGCCTCGGTTTCGCTCTGTGGGCATAGACGTATTCGGGAGTCATCTCCACGGAAATCGGCGGAAGTAGAGTGTTGTTACTCACGTCAGGCTCACGCGGTTGGAAGGGAGGCGTAGGATGGTGCTGATGCGCGCGTGGGTGTGCCTGCTCCTGCTCCTAGTAACCGCCTGTGGCGGTAGCAAGGGGGGCACGCCCAGCGGTCCCACTCCTTCCACCCAAACGCGCGTCATCCGGCTCGAGGCCGTCTTAGACTTTGGCGAGATGCCTGTCGGGAGTCGTTCTGAGCGCATCCTGCGGATCTACAACGAAGGCAACTCCCTGATGACCGTCACCGGATTGACAGGACCGAGCGGCTACACGGCGAGCTGGACGGACGGCACGATCGCGGCGGGCACCTCGCAGGCGTCTACGATCATCTTCCAGCCCACGGAGAACCGGGCGTACAACGGGACGATCACCGTCCAGGCGAACCACACCAGCGGGACGAACACGACGCCGATCAGCGGTCGAGGGGTGCGGGATCCGTTCCGTCGCTCTGGGGTGGGCGATACCGTCTTCGACATGCCAACAGACGTCCAGCGCGTCCGCATCATCGGTGTGTTCACCGGGAGCGGCTCGAACTTCATCGTCCGAATCGCGGGGCGGTTGATCGTGAACGAGATCATCGGCACACGCTGGCCGTCTACCCGCCACGAGGGCATTTACCTGACGTCCGGGGGTGTGGTGGAGATCGTCAGTTCGAGCGGGGTGCAGTGGAGCTTCGAGGAAGTGCGGTGAGCCCGAAGGTGCTGCCCTTCGAGCCGAAGAAAGACCCACCCGCGGCCCCGGCCCAGCCCGTAAAGCCCGCCGGCGGCTTGACGATTACGGTGACCGTGACACGTCCTGAAAAACCGGACTGAGCCGTGCTATCCTGCGCTCGGCCGTTCTGGGCGGACTGCGACGACGAACGCGGTGGGATGACACGGAGGCAACGGGTTAGCCCATCGCCTTGAACGGCCGATCTTGTGCTGACGGGCGACCGGAGGCCGAGACATCCCCCTCGCAGACCGGGGCAGCCTGCGGACCCAGCGGAGGATTCCCAACCGTCCGATCGCCTGTCGGCGTCTTCGGCTCGACGTAGCTACACACCGAGCAATACCCATCCAGATCGAGCGTGCCGCCGCTACACGTGGCGCGCGGACACGGCATCAGATCATGCGGCATCAGGCGCGTGAGGCGGAGCTGCGTCCCGATCCGCCTTCGCCAACTCGCGCTTGGCGTCTACCAGTTTCGCCGTCGCGGTGCCGACTGCGGCGGCTTGCTCGCTCGGCAGAGGCGAGGTCGCCATCTTCATCGACACCGCCGACAGAATCAGGCCGACGAACGTGAGGATTTCCTCGCCGGTCGATGAGATGAACGTGAAGCGATCGATGTTGGCAACGATCGTCGTCACGACGCCGAGTGCCAACCCAATCCACCAAATAGCGCTATCGCGTGAAAGCATCGTCTACTCCTGTGTCCCGATTTTCTGGATGTCCTCGATGAACTCCCGTAACTTCTTGCGTTCCTCGAACCGCCCGACGGCTTCCTCGGCTTTCTTGTCTGCTGGCAGGGACTCGAACACGAGCTTGTCGTACTCGATGATGATTTTGACGAGGTCAATCGCTGCCGCCACAAGTGTCGGGATCATGCCTACTCCTTCGAGGTTCCAGCTGGGGCCATCTCCGGCGGACGGTACACCTGCGCCGGTTCGTCCGGATCGATGCTATGCGCGCGGCATACCGCTCGCAGTCGCCCGACTTCTTCACTGAGGAAGCCCGCGTGGACGGCCAGCCCTTGCGCGGCTTGCACGACCTGTTCGATCGACGGTGCGTCGGTAGCGTGGCTCATCGGATCATCTCCACGGTCCCGCTGTGCGTATGCCTGAACGGCCTCGACAGCGACTCGCCGATCAACACCTTGAACCGCAGCGCCTTGAGCTCCGCGTCAATCAGCGCCTTGACCGCGGCCTCGTCTACGCCCTGCGACGGCTGCTGTTGCTCTAATGCGGCAATCCGCTGCGCCTGCGCGGTGAGCGCATCCCGCAGGGCGACGACCCGCGTCGTCAGGGCGAGCACTTCGGATTCGAGCAGCCGCACCCGAGCCTCCAGCCCGTCAGGGGGAGGCGGTGGAGGCGGCGGCCCGTCGTCCGGATCGACGGGAGCCACGAACCTCGCGGGATCCGCCGCTCCACCCTCAGGCCGCACGATTTGGCCGTCGCTCTCCTCTGCCCGGATCACGTCGTAGCCGAAATCGCCGATGCGGAAAATGTCACAGGACACGCTGGCGTCCGTCTTTGGTTGCCGACAGGTGTTGCCCGTAACCTTGGACTCAAGCCCCGCCCGCCGTGCGCGGAACTGGTGCGCGATTTCGTTGATCAGGACAGAGCCGAATCCCTTGAATGGCGTGGGGTACCGAGCCCGTGTCGCCTGCAACGCCGCGAAGATGTCCTCCGGAAATGGCGGCACCTGTGGCGGCGGTGGCGGGGGAGGCGGCGGAGGCGGGACGTCAATCGCCTCCTGCGGGAACGTCGAGAGGTCCGACAGGATGCCGTCGAGCAGGACCACCACGCCTTCCTCGAACTTGGACATCACCATCGAGAAGCGTTGCCCAACCAGGTGGAACCGCACGAACCGGCAATCCCCCCGTTCGAGCATCCGGCGATCGATCCCGCGGATGCTGATGCAGCCGTCGTTCCCTTGTCCGACTCGTACGCCGTCGTACTCCGTCCACTCCCAGATCCGGTTGGGGATGTCCGCGTACGTCATATCGCCGGAGATGGGACGCCCGTGACGATCGATATACCGGAAGCCTTGCGAGCCCACGGAGCAATCCGAGATCAGGAGATCGCCAGCCGCGGTGTAGATGACCGGGGACACGCCGCAGGCTGGTGGATGAAGCGTCCACCCGATCCCGACGCGCCACTGCCAAGTACCCAACCCCGCATGGCTCTGGCCGGCAAATGCGAACGGTGCGCACCGAATACGGGTGTAGAGCGGCCCTTTCCCGCCGGCGCGCAGTTCATCCGGCGGCAGCGCCACGTTGCCGAGATGCGTCTGGACGTGCGAGCCCCAGATCAGGACGGCCGTTTCGCCCGTCGTGCAGCGTTCGCCGTAGACTCCACCCGGTACGACCGTGCGCGTCAGCGCGTGCGCGGGAGACGCGAGCAGGAGCAGGAGGGCGACGGCAGATGCGGCGTTCATGGTTTCGGAACCACGAGCGCCCGCCCGCATTCGCTCGGCTGGTACGGCGACGTGCCATCCCAGACCACTTCATCGCGTGTGCCATCCGCTTCCACGAACTCGCGGCCGTGCCACGCATCGCGCGGAAGTGGCGGCGGCGGATGCGGCATGTCTCGATGAAACCGATCGACGCGATGGAGATAGCCGGTCACAACTCCGCCTCCTTGACGATCCGCCACGCCTCAATAAAGAACCCGTCCCACGTCGAACGATGCGGCTTTCCGGGCCGCCACGCCGATAGGTACTGCGACCACGCCAAATCCGGCTCGTGCTCCTGCGGCAACTTGCCCGGCAACGTCCAGAGCAGCAACCGCGCGAAGATGCACGCGAGCACGTCGTGGTGCTCGATAGCGAGGTACACCGCGTCGGTCGTCGGCTCCACGTCCAACAGCGCACACGCCCGCCGCGCGTGCTCGGCCGAAGCGAGGTGGCCCAACACCGCGCGCACCCCGGCGCGCTCGAACTGGAAGTACGACCGCGCTGGTCCATGAATCTGCCGCCGGTGCCGCAAGCGCGATTCCTGCTGCACGACAGTGAGCAGGAAGGCGCGCGCGGCGAGGCTGTCCATTTCAGGCGGCAGGAACCGGAACGCGGGCACGAGCGCGATGTCGATCAAGAGCGCCGGCGTCATGTCATAGCCCGAGCGAGGGGCCGCCGCTCCAGAGGCCGAAGGCTTTCAACAGCCAGAGCACGATCAGCACGACGCCAACGACATACACGATCGTCGGAATCGGTTCCGGCGCGTGAAACGCCGCGAGCAGCGTCCGCACGGCCCAGAACAGCAGGACGATGACGAGCAACGTAATGAAAATGGTGATCATGGGCCTACTCCTTGGGCGGGTTCGGGTGCGCCTTCTTCATCGCTGCGACAGCCTTCGCCAGATCGCCGAGCGCGCTGATTTGCCCCTCGAACCACGACGCGGCCTTGTCGGCATCGTCCTTGGACAGCCCCTCCGCGACGAGTAGTTCGGAAATCTTTTCACGCTGCCGAGCGGGAGGGCAGCACACGCCGAGGATGCAACACGCGGTTCCGTTGCTCATGGTCATCGTCCTTTCATCAGCGCCGTGGCGCCCCCTGTTTCAGAATGGCTTCCTTGAGCCCCTGAATCTCGTACTGCTGGAGCTCTTGCCGTCGCTTCATGTCCTGCACCGCTTCTCGAATGGCGGTCGCACGATCCTCCTGCGCCTTGTTTTCAGCCGCCTGCAGTTTTGCGGCCCACTCCATCTGCGTCTGGATGTTGCCGAGCCTCGCCTGCATCCCTGCCTGGCTACTCCAGATCGTCACAGCCACGGTCACACAGGTGCTGGCGATGAAAATCACGAGCTGTAGCGGAAATCGCAGTCCTGTTGCATCGGTCGTTCGCCGGCCGTTGGGCACGGTGTCTCCCCCCTAGATTCGCGCGCGCCCCCTGCCGATAAGAACCAGCAGCCTGCGCAGACGTTGTCTGTCTGTGTCGGTTAGGGGCGTCGTGTCTGTGCCTGCAGCGCGGCGCCCCGCCTCGTCTTGCCTTCACGGTTTTGTCACGTACAGCACCACCCCCACCCCAATCGACGCGATGCCCAGCAAGGTAAAGAACAGGCCGACAACGGCGATCATCACTTGCCAACTCGCCAGTACGCCGCTGCCGCGCCCGCGATCCGACGCGATGTACTCGTTAATCGGTTTCAGTTGCGCTTCGATCTTTTCCACGGCGGCCACGAGATCGCCTTTCGAGGCGTACTCCCCGCGCTCGCTGCTGATCTGCTCCCGGAGCTCGTTCGCTTTTTCATCCTTATAGCTCTGGATCTCACGGGCCAGCGACAGCGCATCCCGATCCGCCTGCTCCTTGATCTTCAGCGCCTTTTCTTCGGCGTTCTTGACTTCGGTGTAGCGTCGGTCGCGTTCGGCGTTGAACTGATCATCGGCGGCCCGGAGCGCCACGGTATGTGCCACCCACGTATCGATCGTCCACCCGCTGACGTTCTTTTCGGTTTCGCCGCTCACGTCTGCCTACTCCGTCTGGGTTGTCAGCGTGCAGGTCGCATCCTCCGCGCGATAGCTGCCGTCAGGCGTCATCGCCGGATACTTCGCGGCCAGCGCCTTCAGGTGCGCCGCGCGAGCCTGCTGCACCGGCGCGAGGATCTGCGCCGCTTTCTCCTGCGCGTACCGCAAATCGCTCTCTAGCTTCAGCAGCTTCCAGTACTCCGCCGGTTCGAGGTGGATCGTCTCGGCCATTACGGCTCCGGCGTGAAGTTGAGCGCGGTATCGACCGACGCCTTCGTTTGCGCCGTGGCGTTGGCGTACGCGTCCTGCCGGGCCGCCGCTTCTTGTTGCTGGTGCTGGGTGAAGATCTCGTTCAGCTTCCGCTCCACGAGGGTTTCCAACGCCTTGGCGACGGTGACGCTGTTCCGAGACGCCACACGGGCGGCGACCGCCTGTTCGCGGGCGGTCAGGGTCACGGTGTAGGGGCCGGTGCCAGTGACAGATGCCATTTACGAGGCCTCCAACGCCAGCAGCCGGCGCTCTAAGAGGTGCTGCCGAGCCCCAAGTTGCCGCACCGCCCCAATCGTGAGCATGTGCGCCCGGCTCCAGTTGATGAAGTGGTGCCCGTCGTCGTTGAACGTCACGATCCGGGCCGCTTCCAGCGTCGGCCGATGCTTCAGTAGGAGCGATCCGAACGCCTGCCGCAGCGGATCCGCGTCCCGGCTCACCCCCGCCGAGAGCGCATCCAACAGTTCGAGGTCGTCGTGGTCGTCAAAGTTCGTCCAGGCGGTGCCAACGTCCTGATGCGAATCCCCTTCAGCGTCGAAGATGAACCGCGTCGTCCCGTTGTTGTCGATGGAGAACAGGTTCCCATTCGCGCCGATCGCCGCCACCCCGGTGCCTGACGCCAGCGCCGCCGCCACACGGACGACGCCAAACCCGCCAATGGTTTTGGTCGTGTCGGCCGCGTCCACCGTCACGCCCCGGCCGAACACCGCGCTGTGATTCAACCCGGTATCGAGGAACCCGCGCAGCTCCACGCCGCCACTGGCTCCGGTGGTCTTGCGGATGCACCCGAAGGTGTCGGTCTCCGCCAGTGTCGTCACGCCGTGTGCGACGTCAGAGGATTTGAACGCCAGCACCTCGTCATCATTGGCGGCCTGATTGATCGTCAGGCCGATCGACATGTTGGCGTTTGCGTCGTCCGCGATCAGGACCATGCCACCAGTCGTGATAACGAAGTCGTTATTCCCGAGGACGGTGCCCTGTGAAATCTTGAAGAAGTCTGAGGCGGAGTTGTCCACGCCCATCGACCAGTTCGCACCGGCGCTGATCAGAAAGGAGAGAAATGGATCCCCAGCCGACGATCCCGCCACGGAGGCCACGATCTGCGCGTCCGATCCGGCCGTGTTGCTGGCGTTCTCGACGGTCAACGCGATGTCCCCGGAGGACGAGCGCGCGATCGTCAGCGACGCAACAAAGAGCGCATCGATGTTGTCGTAGAAGACGGAGCCGATGAACGCGGCATTGACGATGTCGCCGGTGCTGGGCGACGTCGAGTCGGTGAGCGCGTCACGGGTAATCGTGGTCGCTGCCATCAGGCCGCCTTCGTCGCCAGCACCTGGCCGTAAATGTCCCAGAGGGTGCGCCGGGAGGACGTCGCCACGACGTCGTACCAGGGATGCCGCCCCGCTCCGTTCTCAATGTCGGAGATCGTCACGGACTGGATCGTGAATGTCCCGGTAATCGACGCGGGGGCCGCCAGGTTCACGGTCACCAACGCCCCGGGACGGGTGTTTGGATCGTGGGTCTTGTAGCGAATCGTCTCGAGCGGGTTCTTGAACCGAGCCAGCTCGCCTTGGGCGCGCTCGGTCATCCCGCTATAGGACAAGCGCCGGTCCTGGACGTAGTGCTCGTGGATGCCGTCGCCCCCCTCGAGGGCTGCCAGCGCGGTCTGGGCTGTCGTGTCATCCGCGGCGACCCACATATTGACCGCCGTCCCGATCGGGAACGGGGCCAGCGCGACATAGTCGGCGTGCGCTTCATCGCCAATTCCTGACACGCCAAGCGATGTGCCGCTCGCCTTCGTCCAGCGGAACCGGCGTCCCGCCACCGGCGCGTAGGTGCCGAGCCGGACGTCCACCTCCGTGCTGGGGAACATGCTGGCGTCGTTGAGGAGCATCGTGCCGCTGAGGTTGTACTGCGCGGACAGTTGGTTCCCCGCGCCTTCGACGTACACCCGCGTGCGGATCTGCGAGAGGTCTACCACATACGTCACGTTCTCGAAGTCCGAGAACGACGCAGACAGATCGTGCGGTTGCGGCGCGCGATCCGTCCCCGCGGCGAAGAAATGGATGTCCTTGACGGTGTCCACGTAGTAGTGCGCGCTCGCTTCCTGCGCGAGCCGCCGCAGACACGCGGTCGGCGCTTCCATCGTGAACGGCATCCCCCCCGCCAGGAACTTCAATCCCTGATTGACGTGCGTCGTCGTGAACCCGGAACTGAACGAGCTGATGAGATCCGCGATGATCGACTCGACGTTGTCGGACTGGTAGTGCCGCAGCACTTGGCGGCGATCAAGCAGCCAGGTGTAGTCCTGGCAGCGGAGGGCGAAATAGATCGCCTGGCCCCGCGCGTCGTGCTGCTGCTCAACGTGGGTGATATGCCCTGCGAAGATCAGGTTGGTGATCGCGCCGATGGCAATCTTAATTTCCTGCCCCTCTGAGGGGACGAACCCCGGATTGGCTTTCGTCTTCAGGGTGGCTGATGCTGGCCCCTCGATGTCCTTCTGAACGCGGACGCTGGATTTGTCGATCTTGGTCTGCCGCTCGGTTCCGGCGATCGTCAGCCGGAGCGTGGGATTCATGTAGCCCAAGCGCGTCTGCGCGAGCCGCATGATGTTCAGGCGCGCTTCGATCTCCGCCGCCGCCGATCCGGTGAGGGGATAAGTGGGCATCGTCTAGACCGAGGGCAGCCTAACCCCTCGCCGGCGGAGGCCATCTTCCGTTGCCCGGGCCACCACTTCCGAGAACCGCGCCATGCTCGACGGGTCGTCGGCCATGATGACGTCGGCGTGAACATGCACGACCGTGCCCCCGCCGCCGGCGTACGTGCCGCTGTTGACGGCGTGCATGAAGTTCCGGCCGTACTTCGCCACCGCCGCGCGCTGCATCACCCATTCGCGCGATTGGGCGCGGATCCGCACCTCGCCGCCCGCGTCGTAGCTGACCCCGTCGGACACTTCCCCGCCGCCGTGTCGCCGGGGTCCGCGATCCGGGTTGTCGGGGTCCGGATCGGGCACGTAGTCCGGCGGTTCGGGGAACCTGAAATCGCGGAACGCGTCCCGCATCCCGTTCGCTGCATCCTCGGCCGCTTTCGGCAGAATGCCCAAGCCCACCAGGAGATCGTTCAGCTTATCGACGACCCGTTGGAATCCGTCCTCGAGCGTTTTCGTGATGTCCGGGCTGAACTTGACCTGGCTCAGATCCGTCATCTTCTGCCCGTCCTTGTCCACGAGCAGGCCGAGGTCGATCAGTTTTTGCAGGATCGGCTGCATGTGCGATGGAATCGCAATACCGGCCGCCATCGACATCTGCACCATCTGCGAGAAGGCCGGAGCCATGCGCTCGAAGACCTTCTCGACCGGCACCCCAGCCGCGAGGAGGACTTCCATATCCGCCGTCAACTCTTTGGCGAAGTCGTTCAACTTGAGCTGCTGAATCTTCGGCCCGAGTTCCTCCCACGTGAACCCGTACTTCTCGATCGCGTTTTGCAGCCGCTCCTGGCGCTTCTCGAACTCGCTGACCTGTTTCTGAAACTCCTCGAGTCCCTTCTTCCCGCGGTGGCCGAACGCCGAGGCGAGATCGTCGCCAGTGAGATTGCCGAGCGCGCGCAACCGTTCCATTGACCCGTGGGTGTCAAGGAGTTGCTTGCGCATCTTCTCGAGCTCTACGTTCGCTTCCTGGTCCTCTTTCTTCCCCTTAGACGTGGTGAACAGCCCAGCCACGAGTCCGGCCGCGGCTCCTGCGGCAGCCCCCCACGGCCCCCCGATCGACGCGCCCATCAGCGCCCACGAACCCATCCGCCCGAGCGTGCTGACGGTCTTGTTCTGGCTGCCCTGCATCGCGCCGAGCGCGGGTCCGGCCATCATGCCGACGCCGGCCCGGACATACTGATTCCCCATCAGGCTGGACATCCACGACTGCTGGGGACCGACCGGCATTCCGGGCATCGCCATCTGCGTCCCGATCGCGCCGCTGATCCCGTCCGTCATCCCGATGCCGGGGATGCTCCAGCCGTACTGCCGCGCCCAATCGATCTGATGCCCGGGCATGGACGACATCCCGGCAAAGAGCCCATAGGACGGCACCTGCCACGGCGCAGGGGCACGCCCGGTGCGCCCGCCGCCGTACCCGCCCGGCGGGGCCATGCCCGCGACGGGGCCGTTCGGTCCCATCTGGAAAAAGAGGTTCCCGCCGAGCGCCCCCAGCGGACCAGCCATCGCCGCCCCCCCGTACGGGATCGGGGCGTAGGATCCCGCACCCGGCAGGTTGACGTCGCCGCCCGGTGACGTCACCAAGAATTGCCCCGCGCGCGCCGCCGCGCCCATCGGCCCGGGAATGAGGGCAAGGAGGCCGATGAACGTCCGCGCCTGGTCGATCATCGAGGCGATCTTGATCGTCACCTGCCCGAGCGCCCATTCCAGCGCGCGGATCGGCCGCACGATCGAAAAGTCCTCCCCCAGCACGGCGCCGCCAATCAGGAACTTGAAGGCGTCCCACGCTTTGCCGAGTTCGATCAGCGCATCGCGGGAGTCCTTCGTCGCCGTGCTCGTCTCGAAATAGAACTTCGTGGCGTTAGCGAGTCCGGTCACCATCGCCCCGATGCCAGCCGCCACCAAGACCGCCGCGGCGGCCCATGCACTGAGCGCGGCAGTGCTCATCCCGAACGTGGTTGTTGCCGCGGCGATTTTGCCGTCGAGGATGTCGAGTCGGCTGTGGAGTTCCTTGTGGGCGGCCCCCAACCCGAACATCGCCAGCGCCTGATCCTTCTGCGCTTGGGTGTAGACGGTGGCGGTGCCCGTGACTTTGCGGGTTTGTTCTTCGAGCCGGCGGCCGGCGTCCACGGTGCGATCGACTTCGCCGCGGTGCGCCGCCAAGGCGCCGACGGTGTTCTGGATCGGCCGCTCCGTCGCTTTCGCGGCGGACTCGACTTTCTTGATCCCGCCTTCCACGTCCGACAAGGCACGCTTCGCCTCGCTGGCGTCGGCGGTGATCTTAAGTGTCAGATCCAGGGCCATCGGCTACTTGGGCTCCGGCAGCGGATTACAGGTGTCAAAGGCGAACGTCCAGCGCGCGAGGAGTTCTTCAAACTCGTCCTGATCGCAGTCGGCGGTCAGCTTCTCCAGCACGACGCCGAGCGCGTGCCCTTCCACCGTGAACCTGGACACCGTCTGCTGATACAGGGACCACGCTTTGCGATTCAGCGCGTCCGCGTCGAGCAGGTACAGCGCATCCGCCACGGGGCACGTCTCGCAGTCGTAGGCCTCGGGCTCGCTCTCCCGGTCCTCGTCGGTGACGAACATGCAGCACGGCGTCTGCGGCGCGTCGTGGTACCAGTACGTGACGAACTCACGCCACCGAGCGAAAGGACTCTTTGCGGGCTTCACCCACAGCCGCGATTTCGTTCAAGCCCGCCTTCCGCAAGATCGCATCCCGCCGCAGGCCGTCGAGCAGCATCTTGTGGTCGCGCGTGCAGGGCACGGCCTCCCCCCCCGCGACGACCCCTTTCCAGTCCGCGAGCGCGTAATCGAACTGCTCGTCTGACAGCGCGTACTCGTCGGTCTCGTCTTCCATGACGTGCGTGCGGGGATTGGGCTTCCGCTTCGTGTGCTTCCGCCGCAGCTCCCGGTTCTTCTCGATCGTGAGATGGCGGATCGAGTACGTCGTGTCCTTGTCCCCGTCGGGCACGAGGTCCGCATCGCACACCGTGATGAGATCGCCAACTTGCTTCAGTTCGAGTGCCATACCCCTCGTTTACGCGAATGCGTGAACCGAATTGACCATGATCCGCGTGATGCGGAACGGCTTCGTCACCCCCGTCATCCCTGTCGGTGCCGCGGAGGCTTGCTTCAAGCGGAACATCGCCACCGGCTTGACCTGCGCCGCCCCTGCTGTGGGCGTCTCGAAGTCCTGCAGCTCCATGTACGGGAACTGGTAGAGCTTCGTGTAGCGATCGGTGGAGTTGATGAACGCTCCGAGGTAGGTCAGATCCCCCTTATAGGCGGAGAACGCGCGCATCGCCCCATAGAGCGAGTTGGCCGAGACGGTGTTCATGCGGGGATAGGCCACGCGGACCATCGGTTCGGGGAACTCGTTGTCGGCCGGTTCCGCGATGAAGTCCTGCCCGTAGACGAACGAGCGATCCTGCGGACGCTCGAACCCAAACTCGCAGGCTTCGATCGTGATCGCATCCGACGCCGCCAGCGCGCCCCCGGCTTGGGCGTTCAACCGGAAGACGCCCTGATTGCGGAAGATTTTCCCGCCGAGCGCCGGGTAGCTCGCGCCGTAGACGGTGGAATTGATGTTGACGCTCGAGATGTTGGTCGCCTTGGAACCCAACACCCGGAACGCCTGCACGACGATCCCGCCGTCGCCGATGGTGTCGCCGAACCCGAAGATCTTCGCGGACGTCAGTTCTTCGACGTAGAGCTTGCGGTCCAGCGCGAACGTTGCCCCGAGGCCGTCGATCGACGGGGCGAGATCAAGCACATGCGACCACGACGTCACCTGCCCGACCGCCGAGGTTGAGATCGCCACGGTGGCGGGCGAGCCCATCGCCAAGGCTTCCAGCACGTAGTGGTGATCCTCGTAGCGCGCCTGCCCGGCGAGCGTCAGATCGGGTGGGGCCACGTCGCCCTGCGAGGACGCGCCGAGGAAGGTTTCCCCGAACGAGCGATCCTCAATGAACGACGGCAGATACTTGAGGCCGCCGTCCGAGAGGAACCGTGTGCCTTTCGTGACCGCTGCGGCCACGCCCCAGGAATTGGTGGCAAACTTCGCAAACGCGAAGCCTTTCATTTCGCGGCCAGTGGTTCCGGGCATGGGCGTCTCCTACCTCAAAATTGACAGTCGTAGTTCACCGGCAGCGTGAGCCGGAGCGTCACGTACGCCGCGCGGGGCACATCCGCGATCGCATGGCCGCGCCCTTCATCCGGGATCCCGTAGTCCCCGCTCGCCTCGTGCGCGTCACGCAGGATCGCCGTCGTCAGGCTATGCACGTCCCGCAAGAGCAGGGAGCGGGTGACGTGCATGTCCTGGTGATGCTTTCGCGCCACCCAAATCTGCAGCACGTCGGTGCGATCCTCGGTAAACCCGAACCCCCCCGCGCTCCGCTGGGAGCTTGGGGGTGGAATCCGATACACGCGGTCGATGTTGGTGTCCGGCTGCTGATCGAACGAACTCCACGTCACCGCCTCGGTAAACCCGAACACTGGACTGGCGAGAATCGAGCGGACGCGATCCACGATCACGTCAGCCGTCGTCGCGGCCATCTAGAACACGATCTCCACTCGGCCGCGCAACGTATACTCTCGACGCACGATGGCATCTCCGTATTCGTCCCGATCCCACTGTTTTTGCCCGGACTCGTCCTTGTTCACCCTCACCACGCCGTCCTCGGCGTCCGCGAATGTCACGCCTCGATGCAAGATGCTCACGCCGTCCAGCCGCACATCCTTGACGAGTTTCGCGCGTGGTTCAGTAGCGCGGAGTTTCATTTACGCGCGCTCCATCCGCCACGGCCCGCCAGTCGCCTCCGACGTCGTCTGCTCCGACTCCGTCTCGCTGATCTGATCGGTGAGCGGATCGTCGGTCTCGAACTCCCCGCCCAGCACAGAGAGCGCACGCTGCCACGCCGCCTCCGCTTGGGCTTCGTACCAGACGGCTTTCTCGAGCCACGGCCCCGAGGCACTCGCCGGGGCTTCGCGCATGATCAGCGCGAGCGTCCAGAACGTCACCGCTGGCGCGAGGGCCGAATGGCGAATCACCCCGAACTGTCCCGCCGTCGCACTCGCCGGGGTCGCCGAGACCGTCAGCTTCACCCAGTACCGGCGGCCGAACGTGCTGATCGACCGCAGCGCCCAATCCTCCGGCATCCGCCACGTCACTGAGCCGCCGCCGCTGAAGGACTTGCCGGTCACCTTCTGCGTCTTGTCCACCACGTCGAGCGCGATCCAGGCATCGGCCCAATACGCGACACTGAGGACGTTCGCCGTGGCCGTCACACTGTCCTGCATCCGCAGCGAGATCCCGCGGAACTGCTGATCGGAGCCGACATAGAGCGCATCCGATCCCGCTGTGGCGAAGATGGTGGCGAGGTTGAGATCGTCCGCATCCGCGCTGATCGCCGCGCCGCGCTTGTCGCTGTAGGCCGCTCCGGTGAATCCGACCACAGCGTCCGGCTCGAACCGCGTGCGGAACCGCTCCACCGCGAACCCGTTGGCGCGCAGCAGGGGCCGCAGCCAGTCCGTCACCGCCTTGCGACGCTTCTCCTGCCAGTCCACTTTCTGGAAGCTGGTCAGGATGCTGCCCTCGTACGCGAGCAGGTCGAGCTCGGTAAAGAGGTCGTTTGGATGCCACGACATGCTAGACTTCCACGTTCATGTGCGAGCACCATCCGCCACTTGACACACTTGCCACGGCCGCGTTCGTCGGAGGCATCCCTGTCGCTGAGATGGCCGACGAAATCCACGTTCGGATCGAAGACGCCTTGCTCTTGCGTCGGCGCGGGGGTGTCGAGCCAGAGGTTCTCGTTCGGCAAGTATTGGAATTACCGGACGGATCTGCCGAGGCGGACCTTTGGCGCGAGTACCTCGCGGCCCAAGAAAGATTTCCGTAAGGCGTCACGCGCTCACCGCCTCGCGTGCCTTCACCCTCGGCACAATCGGATCGAGCCGGATTGGCTTCGGCACCATATCCGCCGCCGCCTTGTCCAGCCGATGCCGCACGAGGATCTGCATTTCCTCCGGCGACTGCACCCACGCCCGCGCCGGTTTCGCCCGCGTCCCGTTCAACCCGCCCCGTTTCCCGGCCAAGGAGAACTCGACTTCAGTGCCCTTCTTGAGCACCTGCAGCGCCCGCTCATAGAACGGCCGCGCAATCTCGTGGTGCTTGTCCGCCGGGTCACTGAATGTGGACGTGAACAGTGTGATCGCTTCCTGATAGAACTGCCGCGCCCGTCCGGTCAGCCGATCCCCGTGCTGCTCGCAGTCCAAGTCCGCGAGGTTGACGTAGTCCCGCAGTACCAGCACCTTGCCCAGCCGTCGATCCGGGAACCGATCCTGATCACGTCCAAGCAGCGGCAGGTTCCGGTTCAGCATCTTGTCGCGGCGCACGTTCACCGTGAGATACCCGGTATGCGCGATCTGGACGTCGAAGACTTCCAAGGCGGGTTCGATGTCCCCGTTGCAGTCCACCAGTTGCGGCTGCTCGTGAATCGCGCCGTAGAACTGGATCGGCTGCCGGGTCTGGAACAGCCGGATCGGCTTGTCGTAGTGCTGCGGGGCATCCAACTGCAGATGGTTCTGGTGGATCGAGTAGCCGATGAACGGGCCGCTCTCGAGGTACTGCCAGACCGCATCCATGCCCACGAGCACTTCGTCGGTGTCGAGCCAGAGGAACCAGTCCCCGGTGCAGTGCGCAAGCACTTCGTTGCGCGACCCGGAGAACCCGTCCGGATGCTGGGAGACCGGCGTCACCGGCACGACACGCACCTTGCGCGCAAACGACTCGGCAATCTGTCGCGTACTGTCGGTGCTGCCCGCGTCCCCGATGACAATCTCGTCGGCAATGGCCCAGACCGAATCGAGGCACCGCGCGAGATCGTGTTCGGCGTTCTGCGCGAGGATGCCGACGGACAGCCGCGCTTTCGGCCGCGTCGTCAGGATCTGCCGAGCGTACGGCCGCTGACCCGCCGGAGCGGTGCCTGCGCGATACGTGATCAGCCAGTTGCCGGTGCGCCAGCCTCGTGGCGTGACGCCGAGCCACGGCAGGAACTGGAAGTCGATCCCGGCCTTCTTCCCGAACACCGCCACCAGATCCGCCTGCCCGAAGTGGTGAACATGCCCGCGCAGATGTGTCTGCCGCCGGGTGATCAAGTCCCCCAGCGGCCCATAGGGGCAGGTGTAGACCACAGGTGACCCGGGCGTGACGACGGACTCGAGTCCGTCGATGAGCGCCGTGCAATCGCTGACGTGCTCGACGAACTCCCCGCACCAGAGCCCATTGAACCGTGGTCCCTCAGCCGCGAAGGTCTGCCACCACTCAGAGAACGTCCCGGTCGCAAAGTCCCAGACGGGCGCGCAGATCCAGGTGATGCGATCCGCCACGCCGAGCTGCTCGGCCGCCTTCCGGCCGGCGTCGATGTTGCCCTGCGCGTAGTCGATCGCCGTGACGTGCATCGCCGGGTTTGCCCGGGCGAGGCCGAGCGCGTACGCCCCGGAGCCGCAGGCGATGTCCACGACGGACGCGCAGTCCTTCAGCTTGGCAACGACGTCGGTGAGGCGGTTGTAGTTGGCGTTGAGCTCCGTGATCGGATCGAGCGCGTGGTGGGCGTAGTCCTCGGCGGACTGATCCTCGCCACGAATGACGCGGTCGCACAGCACGAGCGCGTCTTCGGCCTCCTGCCGGATGTCCTCCGTAAACTGCCCTTGCGCCCACCCGAAGACGTACGGCGCGTCCCCGTCCACGATCTCCTGCGCGACGATCTTCGCGGCGGTGTGGTCGTCGTAGTGCAGCAACTGTCGGAGGACGCCGCGCTTGTTGCCGTCGTACCGCTGGCGGAACGTCTGCTCCACCCAGGCTTCCCACTCGGCCGCGATCACCGCGTAGGTGTAGGCCTCGACGTGTGCGCGGCCGTCGTGCTGGAGCCGGCGGTACTCCACGGTGTTCCGCGCGCAGCCGTCGAGCATCCGACCGACGGCCGCGACGAACGCCCGCTGATAGTCCGGCTCGAACGCGCCCCCGGGAATCAAGATCCCGCCGGGCACGGTTTCCGGCAGCGCGCCTTTCCACGAGCCGACAAACGGCGTGCCGTTCGCCTGCGCTTCAATGGCCGCGATGCACGACGTCTCCGCGAAGGTATGCACCCCCGGATACGCCATCACCGCGGACTCCGCGATCGCCTGGTGTAGTTGGACCTTGTTCAGCTCCCCGAGAAACGTGATGCCCCCGACACGCGCGTTCAGATCGGCGGCCTGGGCATCGAAGTCCTGGCACACCTGCCCCCAGCCCTCGGTGTCGTACATTGAGGAATACCGGCACAGGTGCAGCTCGGCCAGCGGGTGCGCCTGCCGGATGGCGGGCCACATCTCGAGCAGCGGCGCAAGCCCTCGCTCCGGGCGGCTGATGTGAATGATGCGGTTCGGATCCTTGACGATGGCCGCTGGATCCGGCACGTTCGCCGGGTCGTACCCGTTCTTGGTGACGTGCCCCAGCGGCTTGAGTTCCGGCAGCCAGTCTTCCCACTGCGCCCGATGGAACTCGGAGACGTACACGACCTTGTCGTAGGCCCACGCGACCGCCATCACGATCGCCTTGAACCCGTCGTGGTTCAGCAGATCCTGATTCCACAGCACCCGCAGCCTGGCCCGTCGAGGCGTCTGGAAGATCGCCGGGTGGCGGAGGACACAGAACACGTCCCACTCGAAGAACATGTTCGTCAGGTCGAGCTGGTCGTAGGGGATCCACGTCACCCCAGCCGCATCAGCGCCCTGCGCGTCCTCGGCCAGCTTGGTGGCGCAGATGAAGACGTGATGTCCCTTGACGGCCAGGGCACGCGCGAGGCCGATACACGCCGACTCCGACCCTCCCAGCGACGTCTCGCCGTCGCGGGTGGCTTTCGAGAACGGCACGCTGTCGATCACGAAACACCAGGAGAACTTCACGCCGGCACCGCCTCGGGCTTCTTGGCGACTCGCTGCTTGGGCTCGGCTTCAAGCGCCGCGACGCGCTCGCGCAGCCGGGCGTTCTCCTCGATCAACGTCTCCCGCTCGTCCAGGAGCGGCTGAATCTCGGTGCGCACGACGCGCTGCATCCGGTGCAGCACCTCCGGGCGCAAGTCTCGGGCGCGACAGAACTCCTCAAACACTGGATGCACGAGTCCCCCTGACGAAACAAAGGCGGCGCCGGCCGGACGCCGTCCGACGCCTGCGCCGCCTCAACTCCTCCCAGACGTGCAGTGGATCTACACCCCCATCGCGTTCGGCGGGGGTGGCGGATCCGGCTCCTTCTTCTCAGGCTTCTTCTTCGGCTCCGGTTCGGACTTGGGCTCCGGCTTGGGCGCGGGTTCCTTGTGGTCCTTGAACATGATTCGCCTCCAGACTCCCGTCAGGGTTAGACCCTGAGCCGTCCCATCGCCGACCCGTGATGCACTTCCACGGTGTACTCCCCGACGACCATCCCCTTGGTGTTGTCGCCGGACTTACCCATTTCCTCGTACATGAAGTTGCGGCCCTGGAGCG